ACTGGTGGTGGCGGGTCCAACTCACGCAACCGTGCCGACAACGCCCGCAACTGCAGCAAAAGCTCCGCGTTCTCTGGCGCGGTTCGCAGGTAGTCATCAATGGCGTACCGCAGCTGCTCGGCTGGGCCTTCGCCCCATTGATGACGCACCATCTCAATGAGCCGGTGCCGGTGGTCTTTGATCCACGCCGATGGGCTCATGCCGTCACCTCGTGCTCGGCGGCTTCGTGCTCGAACGCCAGGCCCGTGTCATCGTCTGGCAGCAACTCGGCCTTGCCGATCATGAGCTCAACCAACTCGTGGTGTTGCTCCTCGGTGAACGTCCCTTCGTTGCGTCTCTTCTGAACGAGCGACCGCAACTTGTTGAGCTCGGCCACGTTCTTGGCCTGCTGCACCGCGTGCCGGGCCTTGGTCATCGGGTCATCCTTGCTCACGCTTAGCGTCAGTGCCGGTGCGGCTGGTCCGATTACCACGGGCTCTCTGGCCGGTTCTCTGGCCGGTTCCGCCTGCTGGTAGTCCTGGGCCTCCTCGGCCGTGACGAGGCCACGAAGAACGTCAGGGAAAGCATCACGCAGAGCGAAGCCCCTGGCACGCAGCTGCAACATCCGCTTGGGGTACTGCGTCCACGGACCGGTCTTGCCCCACAGGTTCGCTTTCTTGGCGTCGGCCACGCTGAATCGGGCCACCACATTGGCGTCCTTGCCCCGCCGGCTGGTCTGGCACACGGCAGTCATGCCATCGCCGTCGCCCTCGATCGCCTCATGAATGCCGTCGCAGACCGGGCTGGCCAGGCACAGGGCCAGGGCAGCGTCACCCCAGATGGTCGGCCTGCCGTTGATTACGGCGATGCTCTGGAGCGACTGCATAGGGGACAGGCCCACTTCGCTGCCGTGCTGGATGGCCAGCAGGCAACTCTCGGGCTTGCCCTGAAAGTCCTTCGGGGCGAAGGCCGACTTCGCCACCATGTTGGCGAACGACATCGCCTCGGCCATTGTTGCCAGCGCCAGCCCTCGGGTCGGCGTCGTGTTCGTGCTGAGTTCTGTGCTCATGTCGTGTTCCTTTCGTTTTCTGGAATCTGGAAAGCCCGCTCTGCGTCCTGCTCGGCGGGTTGTTTGGTGCGTCCTTGCGTACGGGGCTCCGCCCCTTCCTTCCGCTTCACGGCGTCATGCCGCTGGCGGTCCTGTGTCAGTGCGTGATGTCGCTTACCGGTACGGCAACCCAACCGCCGCCCACGTCGAGCGTCATGCGGTTGCCCTCGATGAACTCGACTCGGCCTGACCACCTCTTGCCGGCGGTCATGCCAGACACGAAGTCGCCAGGGGCTGGCTGCTGTGCGGGCGGCATCGTGTGGTCAGCCATGCCGGCGATGGCTGCGAGGTACTCGTTTTCGTGAACGTCGTTCGTCATGTCGTTTCCTTTCGTGCGGTGCGGTAGTGTACAGCCGTATAGTCCAGAGTCAACCGGGGCAAACTAAAAATCGCAGTGATGATTGCCGGTACGGGTAATGTGGTGCATAGCGTACCGATAGCGGTAATGTTGTCAACGGGACAAAATGCCGGCCACGCTGGCCAGCAGCTCGAGTAGGTCGTGAATGGCCCTGGTGGCTGGCGAGTCGGTGCCGAGCTCCTGGCCGAGGCGAACGAGAACGAGTGCTGGGAGCAGGTTGTCGATAGTGCGTTTCATGTTGGCCCTCCTTGACCAAGTCCCCGGTGGCGGATTCCACCGGGGCAGTTGTTGAGTTATGCGGCAAACCCAATTGCTTTCTTTTGGTATCCGGTCATCTTGCCTTTGAACCATGCTTGAACTTCGTAGGCAGTGCCGTACTTGTCGGCCTTGAATGCGGCCTTTGGAAACCAAGCGGTGCAATTTCCGGTTTTGAGTTGGACTGCCTTTTCTGTGGCCTTGACGACATCGACGCTGTTGCAGCTTGGGTCGATTTGGCTCCAGGCAATGTTGGCAAATCCGTTGTCCCAGTTGAGGTTCATCGTTTCGTTCCTTGTTTCCATCCCGCGAGTCTCACTTGCTCGCATGCCACTAGTTTACCGCTATCGGTAAAGAAGTCAACAACAGGTGAAAGATTTTTCTGGAACCTGCGGCAAAGCCGAGAATCAGCGGGTTTTCCGCTTTTTACGCCGGGGCTTTGCGGGGCTTGGCTTGCTGGCTAGCTCTGCTTTACGGACGTTGGAGTGTGGGGCCAGTGAAGACCGTAAGGCACGGCAACCCTCAACGCTGACCATCCAGGCCCGATCGTTCGCTTTCCAACCATCAAGCCGCTTTTCTCGCAGCCGCAGGCGAATCAAGCCGTCAGTGCAGCCGGCGATCCCGACCGCTTCCTCGACACTGCACCACTTGCCGTCAGGTGTCATCGTTACCATGCTCCAACTCTACCGCCAGCGGTAGGGAAGTCAACTTGCCCAACCTGCCATTGTCTCGCATACTCGAAACTCTGTACACTACTTCATGCCGATTTTTATAGCGGATGGGGTGTAGGTTGAACATTTGTACACCTATGCTAGGCTTCGGCAAAAAGGGAGCCCGCAACGATGACACTCAGAGAACTGCTGCACGACAGGATTGCCCCTCTCAAAGACCTTTCCGCCAGGAGCGTCGTCATGTACGACTCCAGCCTAGACCGGTTCCGCGACTTCCTCGGCCACGAGCCCGACATCGCGGACCTCGATGACCTAGTCCTGTCCAAGTTTCTTCGCTGGCGTTCTACGACGGTCCACGACGCCCGCCGAGGGATCATCAGCCCAGCCAGCCTAGCCAAAGATTCTGCCCACCTGCGGAGCCTCTGGACGTGGCTGGCGAAGAAGCGGTGGAAAAAGCCAGACGGCGAACTCCTCGAGTTCCCTGACTACGCCCGGCCTAGGGTGCCTCGGCCTCGGCCCTGTGCCTACACCGTGGAGGAGTTGCAGCAGCTGCTCGACGCCGGCCGCCACCGGCGCGGCTACATCAGCGGGGTGCCGGCGGCCTGGTACTGGCCCACCAAAATCGTGGCCATGTACCAGACGGGCGAGCGTATCGGTGCTGTGCTGGCGATCCGGTGGGGTGAGGTGGATCTGGACCGCCACTGCCTGACGTTCCTGGCTGCCACCCGCAAAGGGCACACAGAGACGATTACGCGGGCGATCTCGGCCGAACTGTGTGCCATGATGGCCCCGCAGCGACGGGCCGCAGACAGCCTCGTATGGCCTTGGCTAGAGGGACGGCAGCCCTTGAGCATCTACCCATCCCTTAAAGTGCTGTGCAAAACGGCTGGCGTTCCCTACCACCCGTTCCACAGCATCCGTAAAAGCACCGCCTCTTACCTCAAGAAGAAGGGCAAGTCAGCCAAGACCCAACTAGGCCACTCGTCCGAGGAGATGGCAGAGCAGCACTACTACGACGAACGGATTACGGGCACAGAGTCTGCCCTGGACTACCTGCCCCCGCTCGATCTCGGCGGGCCGGGGAAGCCAAGGTAGGGCATTTCGCCGTTATTGCGTCACAGGCAATCAGCGTGAAATAGCGTACCCGGCACAGGGCGAGCGACGGCAGGGAAAGGGTGAAAACCTGCCGCCGCTCTAGCCCTGGCCTAGGTCGTGCGGCACTCCTCGTAGCAGCTGGCGTACCCTGCGATGTCGATGCCGCCGTCAGTGGTTGGCGTTGGGCCGCGAAGCCGGGCCACCTTGTCGAGCACCATCACCAAGGCCCAGTCGGCCGGGGTAAAGGTCGTGCCAAATGCAGCATTGACGAGAGCGGCCGTGCGACCGAAGTGCTCTACGGGCGGGCCGTACTTGGTGTGCCTGTCGCGGACGGCTTCGATGGCACCCTGCAGCGTCTGTTCCGCCACGGTCACCGGTTGCTGCTCAAAGCTCTTGAACTCCTCGCGTGCGGCCACGAAGTCCCTGGCGGCCTCAATCGTCTCGGCGTCATAACCGAGGGTCACGTGTGACACAACCTCTGCCGGCGGCAGGTTGTCGAGCCGTTGCTGCACCGCGCGACGTAGTGCTGCGTTGGACTCTTCCATGATGCTTGTGCTGCTCATCTGGTTCCCCTTTTCTTGAATACGGAAAATCGCAGTGTGCGGCGTGCGTCAAGCCGAGCGAACCGTACCGTCACCCATCACGCGGTAGTTGTGAACGTCAAACGCTCCACGCTCGTGGACGGTGGCCACGGCAAATCCCCAGTTCCACCTGTTGATCTTGGCGTACTCAGGCCGCAGGTCGCACAGGCAGCCGGTGCTCCAGCACCCGGTCTCGCGGTGCCACATGTCGGATTCAGCGTGATTGCTGGTGCGGTCGGAATGTCCCACTAGGCACGTTGAGAGCGTGCGGAGAAACGCACCGCGAGCCACGTTCACCGGCGCGGCCATACCCTTGGGTAGCTCATGGCCATGCAGCACAGGCAGCTTCCCCAGCATCACGGGCCGCTGGTCTTCGACTAGTGTGATGCCGTGCTTGTCTAGGTCGAGCCACGCCCCCAGGCTCATGCGAGGATCATCAGAGATCTCGGCGGCGTGCTGCCAAAGCCAGTGCGTCCACCGCTCCTCATGGTTGCCGAGCTTGTAGACGATTGGGATGTCGGGAAACTCTTGCCGCACGTAGGCAAGGAACTCACGCACCGCCTCGAGCTCGCCTTTGAAGTCCCGCTGCGTCGGGTCTTTGTTGTATCGACTGATGGCGTAGAAGTCTGCGATGTCGCCATTCAATAGCAGGCCCGCCAGCCCCTGCGACTTTAGGCATGTGATTGCCGACGCAACGGCAATCTCGGAGTGATAGGGCACGTGTACGTCGGACATGATGCCGACGTGGCCGAGCACCTTCATGACGTGCGGGGTCCACGTGTCGGCGATCGACTTCGGCATCTCAAGTACTTGGCCGGCGTTTCGCGGGGCGCGAGGAGCGGCAGGCTTGCTCTCTTTTTTGTGCTTGGCTCCCTGGACGCCAAACTGCCTGCCAATCCTTTTGCGAGCCTGCTCAAGCGTGATGGCCCCCTTGGTCTCTCTCACCAGGCGACGTGCCAGCGTTCGTGACGCTACCTCGGGGTGCTTGCGGCAGAGCCGTTTCGCCATCTCAGTGATTACGTCACCCGCCATTCGGCACCTCCCTGTAGCCCAGCATGGTCAAAACACGACGCTGAACCTTGGCCGCCTCGGTAACGGCTTCCTCGCTGATGCTCGGGCCGAGAGCCGCATGAAGTATCTCGTGCAGGATTGTCTCAAGCCTCTCGCCGCCCTTTAGTGTCTCGTCAATCAAAATCCTGGGCCGCTTGGCAGTGTCAAAGAACGTCCAGCCGGCGGCCCTGCCCTTCAGCCGCGTGAATCGCAGCAGCCACCGCTTGCCGTCAATCGTGACGTTGTGATCCTCGGCCATGCGAGTAGGGTGGCAGGCGTGTCAACCGTTAGCCCTGGCCCTGCGGCACGCCAGCAGCACGAGTTGCCTCGCACCCATGTCAGTCCACGACAGGATGGTGCGGCCGTCAGCCCATCTTTTGCCATGCTCGGCACGCATCACCTCGAGTATGGACGCCATGCCGTCGCCTTCGCACCAGTCGGGGCCGAGCGTGTCCATGCGGCGGGCCATCGCGTTACACGAACACGTCGGCGTGGACTCGATGCCGAGCCAGTCCTTCAGCAGTGCCTTGAGTTCTGTCCCGCAGCGATAGGCCGGCGGCTTCGCCAGCGAGTCCTCGATGCCCAACTCGGCCAGCATGGCCGTGGCAGCGTCTCGCAGTCCTGGCGGCGGCTTGTAGCCGTCACGGGCGGTCTTGGGGTAGGCCTGGTGCTCAACGTCCACGTCGAAGAAGCCGTTGCCGAGGGCCACCGACAGCACCGGGCGGATCTCGTCGGCGGTGTAGCCACGCTGGGCGGCCCGAAACGCAACGTCGAAGGCGCGGAGTTTCATGGAGCGATGACAACCGTGAGCTCGGGATCCGTGAACTTGCACGGGTCAAAGTTGCCGGTGCCACCGCAAGTGTCGTCGGTAGTGTTGTCGGTCAAGTCCATGGTCACGACTGCTGCACTGCCGTCAAAGCATTGCGATACGGTGCAGTCGTAGTTTTCGCTGGTGATGACGTTTTCCCACGGCGTGTAGCTTCCGCCAAGCAATCGAAACCCGGTGCCTTCCTGCCCAACGCTGACGGTAAAGCTCTTTTCGTAGCCGCAAGTATACAGGCCACCGCCGCTAAGAATCGTAACTGCGATTTCCTTTCGGGTTGCCTGCGTGTAACTGTCTTCCGCTCCGTATCGGCCAGTCGTGTTGCATACGAACTCGTCGATGTTTTCAGTTGCGTAGTAGGTGTTTACTCCGCCTATTATCTGCTCTGTCGCAGTAAGCCCGCACCACTCAAATACGAGCGACACGGTCTTGGCAGGATCAGGCACCGGAAACGGTTCGTTTGCACACGATTCGCCGGCAGCAAGAACACGGAAACCCGCCGAATCGCAGCAGCACAGAGGCGGCGGAGGCACCGGCGGGTCGCAGCAGCACCCTACGCTGGTGCCTAGCGTCCCATTCTTGTTCAGTAGGTTGCGGTTCTGGACGTACAGCGACATGGCTACCTCACGTCGTGCTGCACGTGGCGACGGCAACCGAGAACGTCACCGTAGAAGACGTTGACACAGCACCAACCGGCAGCGTGTCAAACCGCAGCGATGTCGTTGTGAGCGTGGCCGCCGTCGCAGCGTGAGCGATGTCCCACTGCCAGTTAATGAGCCGCCACGCTGTGCCTTCTCGGCCGATGACGCAGTTTCGGGTGCCAGCACTGGGCAGGTTCATCAAGTCATTGACGGCGTTTGCCGTGCCCGTGATGTATTTGTAGGTGACGTTTTTTGTGCCGCCGATTGACCACGAGCCGGTAAACGTGGCTGTGCGAATCAAGGCCTGGCCGCCGCCCGGCATCGGGTGGTCAAACGTCAGCCCCGGCTGGTTGCGGTCGCCAGCCTCGATAACCCGCACAGCCTTGGCGATCCGCTGGGCTGCCGGCCTAGAGAACGACACAAAGCTCTTGCCAGCCCCCTGCCCCGCACCGTTGCTGGCACCCTGGCTCATGTCATCCCTCGACGATGCTGATGACCAGCTGCGTGCCAGTGCGATTTGATTGGGCCGCGTAGGTGCCAGCAGCGAGACGGCCTACGGCAGCCTCACCGCCCTTGAGAGACACGCACGGGACTAGGGCACCTGCGGATAGCTGGCCGAACGATACGGCCGCTGTGGCGATCGTGGAGAGGTTGCGAGCGAAGAACAGCCCAACGCTCGACAGCGTAGCTGTGCTGATGGCTGCGGTGCCTGCGGCGTTCGTGCCAGGCGTCAGCGTCAGCGTGGTGATGCCGCTGGCCGAGCAGTCCGCAGTAACGCCAGACGCTACGAAAGCCTGGTACAGGTTGCCGCGTGCGACCTGGGCGTTGATCGACCACGTTAAATCTGCCATGGGACTCTCCTACTGTTGTGTTGGTGTGCCAAAATATTGCGCAAAGTTGACGGCTTTGTGAACGCGGCGAACCAAGATAGTTGGGGCTCCGGTGGCCAGCGTGCCGTTAGTGTTGAGCGGCTGCGGGTTGCTGGATGGCACCCTTTCGTCGCTCTGCGAATCGATTACGTAAGCCCGCTCCTTAATGCCGAGCGCGTTAAGGTAGTTCCAGCCGATGTTGGGCAGCTGGAGCGGCCAGCCGTCAGGCCGATACTCCAGCGTGACTTCCACCTGCCAGTAGCGGACCTCGGATTCGTTCACCACCTCGACGGCCGGCGTGGCAGCAATGCCGGAGCACTTCCACGTGTAGGGAGGTGCTCCCAGGTACGGAGCCGAGTTGATGGCGTTCGTCACCGTCGTGGCCAGGCCGTAGTCGAACGTGGCACGGTTTCCGCTGATGGACGCCTGCAGCGTGCTGATGTCTGTGGTGACGCCCTCAAAGAAGTCGTTGGCCGAGTTCTGAAGCGGTGCCAGGGTCTCGCCCTCGTAGTAGTAGAGCGACGGCACTTGCAGGCCGCCCGTGCTCCACTTCCAGATATCTGCTCGAGCCAGCGGGTTGGGGTCAACGTTTTGTTGCTTCGGCAGTTCGTAATCCCAGGTGACTAGGTAGTGCCAGCGGCTGCTGTTGTAGTTGCTGACGCTGGCGTTGAGTGCCTTGCAGTAACTGGCTTCCGGGTGTGGTGCCAGAAACGGCACGTTGGAAGCGACGAGTATCTCCGACTGCGTCGTTGCCGGGCTGTCCACTTCAACAACGAACTGCCGCTTAAATACCGGCGGCTCGCCGAACTTCCTGCTGGCAGATACCTGAGCGAGTTCTGTGACGTTGACGATGCCCATTACGCAGCGGCTCCGAGGATGTCCACTCTCTCTTGCTGCAGGGCACGCAGTTCGCTGCGGATCTCTTCGAGCTTTTGCGTCTGCTTGCGGTACTCAGCGATGGCGGGATCTTCGCGGCCCGTAGCCAAGGCCAGAAACTGGGCCATGCCCTCGCCGGAGCGAACGTCGTTGGCCTTGAGTGCCTCATTGGACTTGCCACCCAAGGTGGCGCGACGCTCACCAACTATGTCACTTGCGTCTTTTCGTTTGTCGTCGATCTTGGCTTGAATCGCATCTGCCTTGGATTGAATCGCCTCGGCCTTCTTGGCGGCTTCATCCTGCCGCTTCTTGGCAGCCTCTGCGTCCTTCCTAGCCTTGGCGTCAGCGGCCGCCGCTTCTCTGGCAGCTTTGTCGGCCGCTTGCTTAGCCTTGCGTGCAGCCTCTCGCTCAGCCCTAGCCTCTGGCGTCATTCGCTCGCGGGCGTCTCGCACCGCTCGCCTAGCCGGGCCCAGTTCTGCTTCTTGGGAGTCGTTGCCCCCAAACACAGCACGATTGGCGTACTTTACGACGCCGGATGCTGCGTCCTCAAGATCCCGCGAGTTCTTTTCGGTGGACTCCATGGCGGCCTGCACCATGCCAGCGCCAAAGGCTTCTAACTCATTGCTGCCGAAGTACGATCCAAGTTTTTGCAGGAACGTACCTAGCAAGGCGGCCAAGGCATCGCCAGCCAGCTGGAACACGTTGAAGGCTGCTCGAAGGGCTTCGCCCACGGCCGCAAACACGTTTCCGGCGCTCTCAAATATGGAGCCAACTGTCTCCATCGTGACGCTGAATCCTTCAAACTGCGCCACGGCGTTGTCAAAGATGCCAGCGAAGTAGTCTGCGATGTCTAGAAGGGCGTTAGAAATCACGTCGGCAATGCCGCCGCCTTCGCCGCCAGCGTTGTTGAACTCTTCCACAAACGCCAGCAAGTCGTTGGCCAGCGATTCGACCACCGGCGCAAGGTTGCCAGCTACGTTTGCGATGATGCCGTCAAAGGTAGCCTGTACCATGCCTAAGGCGTTATTCATGCCGCCGATGGCTTCTACTTGGTCATCGCCAACAATCGCCCCAAGTCGCCGCATTCGCTCTTCAACTTCGGCAAGGTTCTGGTTCATCAGCGGCAGCAACGCAACGCCAGCATTGCCGAACAAAGACACTGCGGCCGCTGCTCTTTCTGCTGGCGTTTCCAGTGCAGAAATAACGGATTGGATCGCCATGAACTGCTCTTCCGGCGACATGGCCTGAAGTTCTTGAAAGTTCAGCCCCAGCTTGGTGAATGCTTCGGTATTTCCACTTTCGGCAGCGTTGCCAATGGCGACCGCAAGTTTTTGCAATGCACCCGTGGCGTCATCAAAGCCAGACATCTTGGCTGCCATCTGCAACGCCTGCAGAGACTCCACGCTCATGCCGAGACGTAGCGCCAATTGGTTTGTCTGGGCGGCAGCGTTGGCCGCACTGGCGGCATACGAAAGGGCAGCACTGCCGGCACTTATGAACGCATTGGCCGCCATGCTGATGCCCTTGGCCAGCACGGCACCAATGGCGACGTTCTTGAGCGTCGAAACGTCTCGAGCCGTCTGCTTAGCCTGCTTGCCCATGCGGTCCATTGCACGGCTGGCGTCGCTAGCACCAGACACAACTCCGCTGGCGGACATCGAAGCCCGCATCGACAGTGCTAGAGTTGTTGCCATACGTCACCGCTTGATCTTGCTGAGTTCTGCTGCGATCTGCTCGGGCGTCATGGGCAGTTTTTCAGTCGGCATGAATGTGTCTTCCCGTGGTGGATTGCCTCGCCCGCAATGCGGTGCCAGCGTTGCCGCCACCACCCGTGCCGTCTGCCGCCACTCGCCTCCCAAGGGATTCACGTATCTATGCAATGCCAACCACTGTCGGTACTCGGCCACGTCCATTCGTTCGCCAAGTTCCCGCACCGTCATTCCCAGGTGACCGGCCAGCAGCAGCGGGAATGCGTCCAGCGGCCGGTCAATCAGTTTTTTCCTATCTCCTCGATTTCCTTTTCGTCTAGGTCGTTGTGTGCCTGAGCGATCTTGAACAGCCTTGCACCGACAGTGCCGCTCACCTTCTTGAGTTGCTCGCTCGTGAAAATCTGCTTGCCGTCAGCGTCGACTAGGCACTTGGACAGATACGTCGTGCGGTAGTCGTCCACGCCTTCGCCCTTACTGCGAAGGCACGCCAACTCCCACGACTGCAACTCACCCAGCGGCAGCGTGCGGATCCACACGTCACACTGCCACTCAGGAACAGCAACCTTGATGCTCTTGGCTTGGTCGGCCGCAAGGATTGTCTCGGCAAGTCCCATTACGATGTCCTTGATCCTAGTTTGAGGGTCAGAGAGTATTCCTGCAGTTCCCCCACACTAGCCCGCCATGCAAGCGATTGGATGATTGCCGGGCCGCTCCAGTACGTCTGTGCCGCACTAGAGTCTGCAATTGTCAGCGAGCACGGTTCGCCGACGACGCTTTCGGTGATGTAGTTCTGCGAACGCATGACGATGGACACGGTGCCATAGTCCGTGTCCGCTGGGCTGAACGACTTGTTCCGGCCCGTGTGCGAACGGGACGTAACCTCGACGATGTCGGACTGAATGCCGTCGATAGAAACGCTGATGACTTCGGTGACGTTTACGTCACCCGCTGATCCGGCGTCATCAATCTGTATGGAGATGCCTTGAGAACTCTTTGCCACGACGCACCCCAGACTTAGGTGCGGACCTTAAAGGTCAGGCTCTGCTTGACCAGTTCGCCGACGGCGTAGGCCACGCTCGAGCTCGCACAGATGGCGGTGTACGTCGTGCTGGCAAACACGAGATTGCCGCTAGTGCCAACGGCCACGGTTGAG